AGGGAAGCTCTCTATTGAGCTGATAAAAAAAGAAGAGAACATATATAGTCTTGCGCTAACATCAGACCTAAATGACACACAAATAGGTGTGATAACAGAGATATTATATCGGGCGCATAAAGGGGAATTTGAAGAAAAAGAACGTAACCTGACAGAGAAGACAATAGACAACTTATCAAAGATTCTGTATGTGTATGACCGAAAAGTAAAAGGTGAATGGATTCCTTATAAAGAGTTACAAGTGAACCCCCTAGCCGTCAAAGTTTCCATAGCCCCTGAAGTCTCCCTAATCCCCAAAGAGGGAACAAGGGACGAGTGAAAAAAATTGAAAATATGAAAAATAAAACACTTGCAATTATTCAACTAATAGCTATTAACATATTGTGGATTATGTTTGTTTTTGGAGCTACTTTTTTTATAAGTTGGTCTACTGATTTATCTACATTAGATTGGGAAGAAAGAATGTTTATTGTATTTCTAATTTTAGCAGGAATAATATTTACAATTTTAGATTTTAAAGAAAAAACAGATGAAAAATAACAACTACCCCAATTGGCTCGTCTCTTTGGAGATAGCCAAGGAACTCAAAGAAATAGGCTTTAATGAACCTTGTTTGGTAGAAAATGTTGAAACACATTCAGAAGACTATAATCTTATAAACTTTGAAGAGGATATGTGTACTGACATTACTGTTTTATTAGAAGATGTAGTACTTGTAAAAAATCAAGATTTAGAAAATGAATTAGGTATATACAAACATTTTGTCTTAAGAACTGCAATTCCTACCTATGAACAAGTATTCGAATGGTTCAGAAGCAAAGGTTACCATGGTGTTATAGCCGCAAGAGGAGAGGATGGGGAGAACGAATATTCCTATTGCATTGACTACCTCAATGAGTTGAGTAGCGACTTTGAGCAGGACAGCCACTTAACCTATGAAGAAGCTCGTGAAGCCCTCGTAAAAGCACTTATACGAACCTATAAAAACGAACAACTATGAAAATCTACCTATCTGGGAAAATCAGCGGGACAGACCTTGACTATGCACGTCGCCTATTTGACAAGGTAGCCACGACCCTCCGAGCGTTAGGCCACGAGGTTACCAACCCTCTCTGTAATGGACTATCTGAAACAGACCCATGGGAGGAGCATATAGCCAAAGACATCATCAACCTTATAGATTGTGAGGGGATATATATGCTACAAGGTTGGGAGGATAGCCAAGGGGCAAGAATTGAGCATGCTATTGCCAAGGGGTTAGGAAAGGCTGTGTTTTACGAGTAATTAACAAATGACAATACAAAATATAAGCGTGTTTTACAGGTGTATTTTACACATACAAACACGCTTATTTTCAATTAGTTACATTAAAAAATTTGCTTGTAATTGAAATATATTTTGTATCTTTGCACTATGAATAATTAACAAATCATCATGCAGAAAGAGAGTATCCTTCAAACAGCTTGTGTCAAGTGGTTCAGATTGCAATATCCTGACTTCATTATATATGCTGTACCTAATGGAGGTAGTCGTAATGTAAGGGAGGCACAACGATTGAAAGCAGAGGGAGTGCTGGCAGGGGTAGCTGATTTAGTGGTGCTACTCCCACAAGGGAAGAGCTTGTATATTGAAATGAAAGTTAAGGGCAATTGTCAAACAGACAATCAAAAAGCATTCCAAGATAAAGCAATCACACTGGGACACCCTTACACTGTATGCTATTCCTTTGAGGAGTTCAAGGCAGCTGTAGAAAGTGTAATTGAGAAAATACAATAATTCAAAAAAATTATATACAATAATCATTGTTAAATTATATATCCAACTATGATAAGGATAAAACCAAGTAAGAGAAACACAAACAAACATACTGAAAAAGGCATGCAACTGCTTGGTAGCTCTATTGAGGAGGTGGGAGTGATTGAGAGTATATCAGTAACCAAGCAAGGCACAATTATATCAGGACATGCCCGCAAGGAAAAGTTTGATGAAAAGGGATTAGTACCAAAGGAGATAACACTTGCAGAAAACGAATATCCTGTAATTGTGCGTAATGATATAGAAGATGATACAGATACCTACTACAAGGCACAGATATTGGCAAACACCACAGCACACCAGAACTACAACCTTGACCTTGAAGAAGTAGAAGCAGTAGCGGAGGAATATGGGATTGAGTTAGAGGAACTGGGGATTGAGGTAGAGGAAAACGGAGTTGAGTTGTCAGATGAGTATGGGGAAGAATTTAGCCTACCGCAAGGGGATAGAGCGCCTTTTCAAGGAATGACTTTTACACTTGCTGATGAACAAGCTGAAATAATAAAAGAAGCCATTAGAGATATTAAACAGACAGAAGAGTTTAAATACGTCGAGACAATGGGAAATGAAAATTCAAATGGAAATGCACTATATTTAATTATAAAACAATGGGGAGAGCAAAAGATATAATTGTTAAGGTAATTCCTTCTAATATAGCAAATGATTTTATAAAGAAATATCATTACTCTGGAAAGGTTGTACAGAATAGTAAGTTACATTTTGGCTGTTTTTTAGACGGGCAATTACATGGAGTAATGAGTTATGGGTCGCCATTGGATAAAAGAAAAGTTTTGCCAATAGTAAAACCTTCTCTTTGGAACGAGATGTTAGAATTAAACAGAATGGCATTTGACGACATTCTGCCTAAAAACGCTGAGAGTAGATGTATATCAATTTCAATAAAACTAATTAAAAAGAATGCACCTCATATAAAATGGATATTATCGTTTAGCGACGGTACACAATGCGGAGATGGAACTATATACAGAGCAAGCGGGTTTGTCTTGACAGGAATAGTAGAAAATTCAAATACTTGCCAACTACCCAGCGGAGAGGTTATACACAAGATGACATTAGAAAGTTCCCCATTACAACCACGAAAAGAATTAGGAGGAGCCTCATATTACGCATTGACAAATGGTAAGTACAACTTTAATAAATATGTAAAAGCAGTTAAAGGGGCTATATTAAAAGGTTACCAGTTGAGGTATGTTTATTTGATTGATAAAAATTGTAAAATTACAGTACCAATAATTCCCTTTTCAAAAATTGATGAAATTGGAGCAGGCATGTATAAGGGAGAGAAAATAACAATATCAGAAAGAAGAAAGGCGAAAGAAGTGTAATGGTTGCACGGTGTTTATTCCAAAGCACAGGAGGGGTTCGATTCCACCCTTTCGCTCAAATAAAAAACATGAATAACACCCCACGACATAGACAACAATGGATATTAGAGGAACTCAAAAAGTCTCCTCTATTGTCGTATGGGGATACTTGTCAGTTGTATGTCAGTAAGTGGCATAAGTCAGAAAGGACGTTTGCAAGGGACTGGGAAGGCGCTCAAAAACAACTACAAGAGTGGCAAAAATCAATCAATGAAGAGGTAGCAAAGCAAGTGATAAGCACAGAGGTAGAGGAACGAAAAAAGGGTGTAATGCAAAAGATTGACGTCCTTAAGTTCTTATCAGATGTGGTCAGGGGCAAGGGTAGAGAGATTGATGGAGAGAAGTTTTTCCCCTCCTACCGAGAGCGTATCTCAGCGGCTGCTCAATTGGCTAAAATGGAGGGCTGGGAAGCTCCAATAAAGCAGGAGGTAAAAGGAGATTTTAGCATTACAGAGGTTAAGATTGTATGGGAGGGTGCACCTGATGAGTAGTATTAGTATCAATCCGAAAGGAAATAGAAAGCAATATGAGTGCTTGAGGGTGTGGAATAACTTACACACAGAAGAGATATTATATGGAGGAGCTAAGGGGGGAGGAAAATCCTTTATCGGGTGCTCTATCATATTGGCTGATGCTTTGATGTATGCAGGGACACATTACTTTATTGCTCGTAAGCAGTTGAATGATTTGAGAAAATTTACGATACCGAGCATTCATGAGGTACTTAACCTTTGGGATTTGCCACAAGGAGCATATAAATACAATGGGCAGGATAATTACTTTGAGCTGTATAATGGCTCAAAGGTTTTTCTTTTGGATTGTAAGTATTTACCAAGTGACCCACAATACCAGCGCTTTGGTTCTATGCAGATGACGAGGGGATGGATTGAGGAAGGAGGAGAATTTGAGTTTGACAGCTACTCCAATTTAAAAATCTCTATTGGGCGTTGGAAGAATAAGGAATACAACCTGAAAGGGAAACTACTTATCACAGCTAACCCCTCTAAGAATTTCCTATATAAGGAGTTTTACCAACCTTACAAAGCAGGTACATTGGAGCAGTGGAAAGCGTTTATACAAGCATTACCATATGACAATAAGATGTTACCCAAGGCATATATTGAGAACTTGGAGCGTACCTTGAGGGGTGCAGAAAAACAGCGATTATTACATGGACTATGGGAGTATGATGATGATCCGACGGCTCTTTGTGATTATGATAAGATACTGGCTATATTTGAGAATGACCAAATACCCACGGATAAGGAAACATACCTGACAGCGGATATTGCACGCTTTGGATCTGACTTGTGTGTGATAGGCGTGTGGAGGGGCTGGGAGCTGATAGAGATACACTCATTGGATATATCAGCAATGACAGAGGTACAAGGGCTTATGCACACCCTTAGAATGAAACACAGCATACCCAAAGGGAATTGTATCGCTGATGAGGATGGTGTGGGCGGTGGTGTGGTTGATAATACAGGCATCGTTGGTTTTAAAAACAATGGCTCCCCGATTGAGGAGAATGGACAAGCTACCAATTATAAGAACCTGCAAACACAATGCCTATATAAGTTAGCAGAGCGTATCAATAACAATGGTATCTACATTAGTGCGGAGCTGTCAGAGAGGACAAGGGAGCGTATCGTGGAGGAGTTGGAGCAAATCAAAAGTGATAATAAGGATGGGCAACGGCTATCTGTGATTAATAAGGACACAGTGAAGCAGCACATAGGACGAAGCCCTGACTATAGGGACATGCTACTGATGAGAGAGTATTTTGACTTGAAACCTAAAAAGACATTCAGACCGATATTCAGATGACATTATTACAATATTTACTCATGCCAGCCAAAAGGCAAAGGGAAGCTACTCTATTATTGGAGGTGGTTAAGCCTTTGCCTTTCTTTTATCGTGGCTTATGGTGGTGGAAGAAAAAGCATGGAGTGGAACGATTGACAGACCTTACATGGGGAGAGGTGCGAGCGGTGATAGACTTATTAAGTAGCGGGGAACTTCCTCAAGTGGTAGAGGCTTTCAGGTTGGTATATAAGATAAAGCACCCAGCGAGAATGAACGTGTATCGCTTTTATGCTTGTATCAAGCACCTAACGAATGAAGTACAACGAGTGCTTGAGCAGGAGCAGCGAGCACTACAAGGAGATCCAAGCCCTTACGAAGCTCAACTACAACAGGCAGGAGTGGAGCAGTTGCAACCCTTCAAGGATTTGGCTATCATAGACACATTGGCACAAGGGGATATATTGAGGTATGAACAAGTAGAGGCATTGCCTTATGAGGTAGTATTTTACACCCTCTATTACAGAACAGTAAGGCAGAATATAGATAACAGATTTCAACAAATAATGACAAAGAAATGATACGATTGATAATAGACGGCAAAGAAGCCGATTTGCTCAATAATGATTTCACTTGGAATATGCAGTGTGCTGATTTCTTTTCTTTTGACACACGGCAATTCTCCTGCTCGGATGTGATGTACTTACCTATGAGTAGCACCAACAATGAAATATTCGAGTTGGCAGGTATGGTAGGGAGTGTAAGTGATAGACCTCAAAGGGAGTTTGATGTAGAATTACTCGTTGATGGTATTCCGATAGTAAGACATGCTAAGGGTTACCTTATGGGAGTGCAGAATGACACTTATAAATTTGCCTTTCATGAAAGCATAAAGGATATATACCACTGGTTGAACCTTTATAAGTTGTCCGATGTGGTTGGAGATAAGTTGAACCATAATAAGACAAAGGAGGAGATAGAGAGTAGAAGTTTAGAGTATGCAACAAGTGTTATAAACAACAAGCCTCAAGAATTTAAAAGAGGTTTGTTATATGCTGTAGCAGAGTACGGAGGAAACACATTGATAGATGAAAGGATTGCTGATAAAAGACCAGTCGGGGATATATATAATTTCTACTATGCTCCTCCTGCAATACATGTACGTTGGATATTTGAGGAGGTGCAAAGGATGTCAGGATACACATTTGAGGGGAGTTTCTTTGATACTGAGATGTTTAACACCTTATTTATAACCACGTCTCAGGTGATTAACGATAGTGCTCCCGCAGGGACATTAGTAAGCCTTACACAAGCGGATAAAACAGCAGGAGCGTACTCAAAGAAAATATCAGATAGGCAAGGGGAATTGTATTTGATGATGAACTCATATAGTAGCCCAACGTCTTTTATTAAAAAGCAAAATAGGGACTATATCTATCAGATACCAACGGACAAATCAGGTACATGGGATTTAGTCATCTCAGGCAGGACACAAGGGAATGAAGGTAAAAGCATTATGTCTTATGTAGAGGTGTATAAGAATGAAGATACTACCCCTATTTGTACCACACAAGGAGGAGTTGGAGGGTATGTAACACAGCATGAATATGCAGGAGGAGGTTGGAATTTCACTATAAGAATACCTGATTTCTTTCGCTCTAATGATAAGATATATATAAGGCTGTTAGCTGAGACAGATAATTACAATAGTGGGGATATAGCTACTTGGGATCTGAGTTTCAAAATAGAGCAGACCTCAAGGCAGATTCTTAACCATTTGGTATCTGAACTCTCTATGTTAGACCTTTTCAAGGAATTACTGATAATGTTTGGACTTACACCTATGATGTTAAACATTGATGATGAAGTACAGCATTTTTACACCCTTGATGAAAGGCTGAATGATGCTCCTATATTGGATTGGTCAGAAAAGTTTGTAAGGGTTACCAACTTGGAGTTTCATGCTCCTACGTCCTCTTATGCAAGGCGTAACCACTTTAAATATAAGAAGTATAATGAGCAACAAGGCAATCAACTGAAAGCGGATGGAATAATGGTGGTAGATGATGACTTGCTGACTTTCAAAAAGGAGAGGGAGGGGAAATTCTTTGCGGGTGTGGATATAGATAAAAGCAGGAAGGCACAATTTAAAGATGATGTTTTAAGTGATTTCTACTTTTGGGAAAAGGAAGTAAAGGAGAAAGAGGAGGGAGGACAAAAGAAAATAGAAATCAACTATAAGGCGAACAATAACCGCTTTCATATATTTAATGTAGAATTCAGTGATGAACTATTTTTTACCTATCAAGGGGTGATAAGAGGAGGCATATTTAATACAGATACGTTTTATTTTGTCCCTTGTTGGGCGCGTTTTAGAGATCTACAATGGAACAATCTCCTTGAGAACTATTACAGCGGCTTTAATGACATTCTTAATCACATGCGAGTATATACATGTGAGATGAACCTTAATGCCTTGGATATATATGAGTTTAATTTTTTCAAGCGGATTTACCTCAAACAATTAGCAGGGTATTTTTTACCAAACAAAATCACCTTTAAGACAAACACCCTTGCGGTGGTGGAATTAATTAAGATAGAACCAATAAAGTAAGTGTATGGCAACAACAATCGCACAATTAGATATAGATATAGATGAGGTTACCAAGAAGGCGGGAGAGACTCGCAGGCGGCTCATGGAGATAGCCGAGGAGATGAAGAACCTTAAGAAGAATTTCGCAGAAGGAAATATATCAGTGGAGGAATATACTCAACAACTATCCCAATTGACAGCCACACAGAGAGAGGTGCAGAAGGACTTACGCTCTTAT